TCTTAAATTATGCACCAATCTATAACAGGCATGAATTTTGCCATATCTGTATGTATATTCTTTATTTAAATTATACCACATTTCCCATAACCAATTATAATTGGCATCGGTTTTTCTTAACCATATGTTAGATGGGTGGTTTTCGTGTACTGATAACATGAGTATTGAATCTCTATAATCAGGTAATCTAAATCTTCTTAGTTTACGACCATTCTTAGCTTTGTCAAAGAACAGCTCACCATCTAATACACGGTGAGCTGTTGACATTAACTGAGCATATTCTATTATCATTTTTACAACGTGCTTATCACAATGTTCATAGGCACATTTTTGTGGATCTTTATGTAAATAAAATATGTTCATAAGTTTATCCTAGCAGGAATATTGATACGATGGGATCTATACCGACATATGACACAAGTGCTGTGCAAAATGCCGAATAGACAACGATTGTAGTGCCAACTAACCATAAGGCTGTTTTGACTTTCGCCGTATTCATACATTGTCTCCTTCTTGAATAGTGTTAATCGAATCCTCAAGTTCTTTGAACTTTTCGGTGCTTTCAAGCTTTGCCTTGAGTTTTGCATTTCTCTGAATCTGCTCAAGTATAAGCTTATTCGACAAGTCAGCGGAATACTTTAGTTTTACAAAAGCACGATAACCCGCTTTCTCATGTACGACCTCAAAACCAGTTCGTTGTACACCAACAAGATTGACTCTTGATACAAGCATCTTTGTGGTTCTGTTTATGTCATTTGCTGTTGAACGATCAACATTACCAAGTTCAGAAGTAAAATCTTTAAACATGGCCTCTACATGAGAGGAAAAGTTTGACGCTAACTCTCGTTTAGCTGATAACATCGCCTTGTCAACTGCAAACTGAAAATCGTTAGAAAATTCAGAAGCTACAGAATAAAGGTTTTCATCATCAGTCTCAAGTTTATCATACCAACTTGGATATTTTACAGTATCGCCTTGGTCACCACCACCAAACTCTGGTGCCTTGTACTCAAAGCCTGTATCATATTTCACACTACTACAACCGCTAGCGATTGCAAAGACTAAAGGGATCAATAATAGTTTTTTATTCATCTATCGTCCTTTCCAATATTCTTAATATATTTACCAGCTCTGTTTAAATCATCACCAGCACCATCTACAGCACCACCTATTGTACCACATCCTGTCAATAGGATTAATACTGAAAAAATGACAATAATGCTAGCTAATGTGTAATAAACTTTTTTCATAGTTTCACCTCACTATTTGTGTTAAATGATAAATCACCCGTTTTTTATAAACGGGCACGCTTTCTAATAACCTCTGTAACTCATTATGATTATACTCATCTTTTACCGAAATGTCAAGCCCTAGAAAAATAAACATCAATCTCTCGTTAGATATATTACTATCTTCTGGCAATTTCGCCACAATCTTGTAACCATCATCAGGCATTTGAAATTCATAACCCGGATGCTCAACTTTTGTTTCATATACTTTTGTGTATACACCACGGTCTTGATTCATTATAATAACTTTACCTGAATGACTAACCATACCGGTAAATGTTATTTCTTCATCTTCTTTAAATATATAATCTTTGTTATAAATCAAAAAAGCTATTTCGTTTTTCACAGGTTCTACCTCGGCCTTAATTGTTACAACACAAGTCTCCATACCTTCTTGCATGATTGTCTCTATTTTAGAAGATATGATACTTTTAATAATGCCTGTAACATTGTTTACAAAGTCCTTCGTATGTTCACAATGTTGGTCATCACAAGATTGATATTCAACAATCTCTACAATCTCACCTACTTTTTTCAAAATAGCTGCCTCTTTAGCTCTCTCTTCTGCTATCGTGCAAGCTAGAGCCTCTGGTGTATTAGGTCCAAATGCGTGTTCACCTACACCTATAACAGGTTCAGCAAATGCCGTTGTTGCAAAAAGAGAAAGTGCTAATAGAGTTTTTTTCATTAGGCAACCTCTGGAGTTTTGTCTTCGGTTTTATACTCAGTAGGTTGAGCTTTCAAGTCATTCAAAGTTTTGACCTGATTAGAAACCTTTGGTCTAAACTTTTTAGGGTTGTCAACAATATTGTCAACAAATTTGTATGTTGAATTGCTTGTGCCACGAATCATTAGACCTTGTCTAATAAGTGCCTCTCGCACACCATCGTTATTATCCCAATTGTGTATGCGATATGCAACAACTTTACGTTTTGTTTCTGGTGTATTACCACGAACGCTAGATACAACACCACCTACATTTGTTTTGATGTGCCAAATATATGTTGATAGTCTATACAAATGAATCTCATTACCGAGAGATGATTCAATCTCTTCAACAGAGAGCTCAACATTTTCAAACGGTGTTGCTGTTCTTAATTTTGCTTTTTGTTCAAACAGAACAAGAAGCTTTTGATAAGGTTTTAATCTGATTTTTTTCATGTAATTCTCCATAAATTTGATTTACATACATTATTATAAGGGTAGAGTACCGAAATGTCAAGCATTATCTTCTCATATTTGCCTGATCTTTGGCTTCTTCATCTGTGAAAATAGGCACAGCATTACTCTTATGTAAAGTGCCGATACCTTTCATACTGTTACCAGTATAAACTTGATTATCTCTTTTAACTGCCACGGCATCTCCAGAATCTAAAGATGGTGGTCTATATGTTTCCCGAGG